TTATATTTGCTCTCACTGAATCCTCTACTTTAACCCAACGCTTGCCGTCGTAACGGAATAATCTATTAGGTACATAGTCAACTCGTAGATAGTAATCCCCCACAGTAGATCCGCTTGGGAAAGATATACCTGCTTGTACTGCGGCACCATTCGGTGGCATAGCATCAGCAGTTAAGTAACCAGTGACTTTTGTAGCATTAGTAACCGTAGCATTACTAGCGTCAGGAGAATCTGTAGCGGCACTGGCATCAGTGATTGACATATCACTGGCATCGGCGCCAGCTGGGTCTCCTGGGTATCCATTAATAGCATCAACAGGGACGGTATAGATAAAGGTAGTATCATATCCGCTAACTGGGACCTCAGCCTCTGCACGATCAACGATAGCATCATTGATACTGATCAATCTATCATAGGTGCTAAGTACGTTGGCCAGTGTTTGGGTAGTATCATCACCTGCTTTGATCTGATTGATGATATCTTTGTATTCTTGGCTGTCTACCAACGGTGCTACCTTAACACGCCATAGATGTGGATACCAAGTTGGTGCAAATCCTTCTGCGGCACGTGTAGCATCTTGTACTACATAATAGCGTTTAAGGGCACTAGGTAAATCTTCGTCTAGAGGATAGTAGTCTTTGAGATGCGGAAGTTCCATCACATCGCCCACCATGATCTTGCGTCCTAGAGTTTCGACCATGTCATTTAAATGGAATACCATAAACATAGTATCGCCAGTTAAGAACAAACCAAATTGGGTTAGGTCAAAATCATTGTCATTCATGCGATAGATAGCACGCATGGTATAGACTGATGTATCATACTTGCGATCACGATTTTCTAAGAACAGTAGATCTTGGATATTTTTGGCACTATCGTTAAGATAGCCGGGTTCTGTAGCACTAATAGCAACATTACCTGTTAAGGGTCCTAGATACTTATGGATATTTACATCAGTACCACCGATGGTAAACATCTCGCTCATTCTGCGATCAAAAAATTGATAATCGTTACCCTTGTTAGGGCGCCATAGTGAAAGTCTTGGCATTATGTATTCCTAATTATCTAGTATTTATCGACATTGACAAGCTAGCCAAATGATGTTATACTGTATTATGGCTGAAATTACTACAAGTTTAGATTGGGCAGAAGTGCAGATAGCACTAGAAGCACCAGTACGGAAACTGAACAAATATAGTGGTGAAATGCTGAGAATCAGCAACAATATTGGTATTATGGTTAAAGAACTCAGTGAAGAAGAAATCAACTGCCGTAGACAAGGTCGCCAGACTCGCAAGCATCAAGAGCTACTATCCAAAATCAATGAACAAATAGCCAATTATGAACAAATGATTACTTTTGGTACACTGTTAGCTGGTTGACTTTTAACCAAAAATCATATATACTGTATATAAATCAACAAGGACAAGATATGGCAATCAAAATTGATGGAATGAAAAAGAAAGTTAAGCCCAGTAACGCTAACTTTGCTGACGAAAAATATACAGGTACTGAACCCATATGGGACTATGACCGCGCTTTAACTTTTTCAAATGAAGTATTTGACCATCATCTACGCCAAAGTTTCCGTTACTACAATTATTATTACAGTACCAAAGATCTAAAGAAATATGTTGTAGCCTGGTTGCGCCAACACGAAGGCGACAGCGGAGTCCATAAATTAGATAAAGCCACCATTGATCGTTATGCTCGTACAGCAGATAGCCTAACACCATTCACAGTCTGTGCTTTGATCAAAGCCAATGAACGCGGCATGCCTTTGCGTGACAGTCATGTAGAATATATCCTTGATGCGGTTAAGCGTGTACTATTGCTTAAAGCAGATGATGAAGAAGAGGAAGAAAAGAAAGTAGATACAGCTAAACCGCAGGTAAAAATCCCTACCATACAAGATCGTATGAATGAAGTGGCTAAGAAGCATATCCTATACTTTGAAATGCTAGAGGATGCCTTGTTCGCAGGCGAAACAGTGGATCCTAAAGCCTACGAATATCTGGTTAAGAATCTAGTGCCACAGGCATTGATCGGTAAGATACAGGCAGTGTTTGAACCACGCATCGCAGAAGTTCGTGAAGCACGTAAAGGTGAATGTGAGCAACTTAAAGAAGCCTACAGTCATATGAAAGCCGCAGACTATAAACGTTTTGATGCGTTCTATGACAAGCTATTCCAAGATCTAGCCGCTTATAATCAAACCAAGAAAGCTACCAAGAAAGCTTCGGTACGTAAACCTCCAGCTAAAGAAAAACTAGTTAAGAACTTAAAATATCTCAAACAAGATACTGCTCTTAAAGTAGTTTCAGTTAATCCAGTGGACATCATTGGTGCACAGGTCTTATGGGTTTATAATGTCAAAAATCGTAAGATTGGCAAGTATGTAGCAGAAGATGTTGGTGGAGCATTGGGTGTTAAGGGTACTACGATCACAGGCTTTGTTGAAAACAAGAGCACACAAAAAACCTTGCGTAAACCAGACGAACAAATAAAAGCGTTTTTATCCGCAAACAAGGTAGATTTACGCAAGTTTTTAGAAAACATCAAGACAACAGAAATTAAACTTAACGGACGTATCAACGCCGATACTATCCTACTTAAAGTGCAATAATCCCCCTCAAGGTAGCGAAAGCCAAGATTATCCTGTTGTCGGTAATAAATACATGATAACAGGATAATTTAAATGGCAACAGCTACCGGCAATCTAACCGCTAATCTAAGTCTAACTACGGATAATCTATTCAATGCTAATACCGGCACAGGTGCCGGGCATATAGCTTTCTCTAGTGCGAGTATACAAGATTATCTAACCACAGATGAAAAACAACGCAATGAAATCATCGATTATATACGCCTACGCTTAGGTTATGGAATGATTGACGTTGAAGCTGATAAAGAACATTTTGACATGGGCATTAAACAAGCCCTACTACGTTATAGACAAAAGAGTGCAAACTCAGTTGAAGAAAGTTATGCGTTCTTAGATATCTATCCTGAAACACAAGAATATATATTGCCTCCCGAGATCATGAATGTACGTGCCATGTATCGTCGTGGTATTGGTAGTGTGACAGGTACGACAGCTAGCCAATTCGAACCATTTGCATCAGGCTACTTAAACACTTATATGTTAGTAGCTGGTCGTGTTGGCGGACTAGTGAATTATGAATTGTTTACGCAATATCAAGAACTAGCAATGACCATGTTTGGTGGTTATATACAGTTTACTTGGAATAAGACTACTAAAAAACTAACCCTTACTCGTAAGATTCCATTCTTTGGACAAAATCCTACACAGTATATCAGCGAAAGCGTATTATTACATATCGATAATCATAAACCAGATATCATGTTATTAAATGATCATACTGTTTATCCTTGGATACAGGATTATGCTCTGGCATTTGTTATGATTAGCATTGGTAATGCACGTGAAAAATTTGCTTCAATCGCAGGCCCACAAGGCGGTACTAGTCTAAACGGTACAGCTCTTAAACAAGAAGGTCAGGCATTGTTTGACAAGCTCGAAGAAGACATCAAAAATTATGTAGATGGTGGAACGCCATTGACATTTATATTTGGTTAAGATTCCGTTGACGATCAGTCAATAACCTCGTAAAATATTAGTATCAACCAAGGAGTGTTTCAATGAGTCAAATCATCGGAATCGTAGGCTTTATCGGCTCTGGTAAAGATACGGTAGCAGATTATCTAGTTAATTTACATCAATTCCGCAGAGAAAGTTTCGCCAACAGTCTTAAAGATGCTGTGTCAGCAGTGTTCGGTTGGGATCGTGACATGCTAGAAGGACGTACTAAACAAAGCCGTGAATGGCGAGAAACTGTAGATGAGTTCTGGGCTAAACGCCTAAAGATGCCTAAACTAACTCCTAGATGGGTACTGCAATATTGGGGAACTGAAGTGGTACGTAAAGGTTTCCATGATGATATGTGGGTAGCCAGTTTAGAAAATCGACTACGCAAGTCAACTGATGATGTTGTTATTACAGACTGTCGCTTTCCTAATGAGATTAAAGCCATACGTGCTGCTGGCGGCAAAGTTATACGTATAGTCCGTGGACCAGAACCTGAATGGTTTCAATCGGCTGTAAGCATGAACAAAGGCCCTAGTCGTAATATGAACTGGGCATTAAGCAAACAAAAAATGGAAAGCCTTAAGATTCATGCCAGCGAAACTGCCTGGGTAGGACAGAAGTTCGATGTGGTGCTGGATAACAACGGTACTCTAGATGACTTATATAATCAAATTGAAACTATGCTTAAAAGTCAGGCACAAGATCTCCCTGACGCCATCCTAGCCCATCCTTAGAGATTTCAATCTGACAATTAGCACATACAGTCTTGAGATTGCTTATTGACGTGTTATTTAAATTTCCGTCGATGTGATATACATGACTTTGTTCTTTATATTTGAATTTAAATCCGCACTTTTCACAGTGCGGTTTCTTTTTATAACCTGACTTGACCCATTGTGGAATAGGTACAGGAATACTTCTTTTCTTCCTGATACAGCTATCACATCGACGCCTAAAATAGGTTAGTTTATCCTTGGTATAATTGATAGCAGCCGGCTTTTTCCCACAGGCTGCGCATAGTGGTCTGTGCTTCATATCTATATTTAGCACCATTTCCGTAAAGAACCTTTTAAAGGGCACCTTATACCACAAATTCTATCAAATAATTATAAATAGTTTAAAGTAACCTATTTAGAGGAACAAATACTATGGCACTTATTTCCCCAGGCGTACAAGTAACGGTAATCGACGAGAGTCAATATCAACCAACAGCGACAGGCACTATTGCTTATGTCCTACTTGCTACACAACAAGATAAATTAAACCCAAGTGGCACTACTGCTACTTATACTACATCAGCTAATGCTGATAAGGTACTAAAAATTACTAGCCAACGTGAATTAGTTAGCTACTATGGCGTACCTAAATTCCAATTGGATTCAACAGGAACTCCGTTACATGCTAATGAACTTAATGAATACGGTTTATTAACTGCTTACAGCGCATTAGGTGTTGCTAATCAATTATATATCCAACGTGCTGATGTTGACCTAGCTAGCCTAACAGGTACTAGTATCCGTCCTACATCAGAACCAAATGATGGTACATATTGGTTAGATCTAGGTAACACTAACTGGGGTATCTACGAGTGGACTGAAGATGGCTTTGTCTTACAAACACCAACAGTAATTACTAGTGCTAGCGATGTTAGCGGCACAGTACCACTAACTTCAATTGGATCAATCGGTGATTACGCTGTGGTTGCTAGAAGTACAAGTAATCCAGTTTACTACAAAGGTCCTGATAATAGTTGGGTACTAGTAGGTAGTAGTTCATGGAAAGGTTCAGTTCCAACATTAATTGGTGATTCACCAACATCACTAACAGTTGGTGATTCATTTACTCTAAATGGTGTTAACGTTTCTGTATTATTAGGTGGTACTGGTTCGGCTGTTATATCAAACGTTGCTACTAGAATTAATACATTATTAAATGGTCAAGGTGTTACAGCTAATGTTAATATAGCAGGACAACTAGTTGTTTATGCTAATGCTCTAGCTAAGAGTGATGGTACTACAGTTGACGGTAAGATTAAAATTACACCAGCTACTACTGCACCAGATGCAGCAACTAAATTGGGTCTATTACAAGCCGACAATGCAACAGTATCAGGCAGTGCATACATTTATAATGGTCCAACAATAGAATTTGCTAGCTATAGAGATGTTCCAGCATGGAAACCATCAGATGACCCAAATACACGTCCACTTGGTTCTGTATGGTTTAAAACCAGTTCAACTGGAAATGGTGCAAGCTGGGCCATTAAAGAATACAATGCTACAACAGCTAGTTGGTTAACTCCAACAGCTAGTTTATATGCATCTGATGCTGAAGCTATCGCTGGGTTAGATTCATCAGCAGGTGGCGCAGGATTAGCTGCAGGCACGATCTACGTTAAGTATGATTCTGCAGGCACAGACACAGGTCAATTTAAACTTTATATTAAAGATGTACCGGGACTTCTAAAAGTTACAGGTGATACAACAGCAGGTACTTTTGTAGCTAATACTGCTAGCTTTAACATGAATGTTACCGCACCAGGCGGCACATACTATGATGCTACGATTACAGCATCAGGTAATTTAAGTGCAGCAGGTACAGTTGCCGCAATCTTAAGCCTAGGTTTACCAAATATCTCAGCAGTTGTTGAATCAAGTGGTGCGATTAGTGTCACTCATCAGGCTGGTGGCGTTATTAAATTTACAGAATTATCAGGTACTCCTGTTGTAACAATGGGATTAGATGCTGATGAACACGTACAATCACTGGGTGGTGGTGTATATCTAGCAAGTCCATTCCTTCCAATGGAATCAGGTACTGTTCCTTATACATACTCATCGACAGAGCCATACAATAATCCAGCAGATGGACAATTATGGTATTATAACAACCCATTAGAAGTAGATATCATGATCCAAAGCGGTACAGGTTGGAAAGGTTATCTAAATCTAGGTGGTGGTGTTACAGATGCACGTGGTTATGACCTTTCACAAACAGATGCGAATGGTCCAATCCTAAGTACAACAGAACCGACAGTACAAAGCGATGGTACTTCAAGTATAGTTGCAGGTGATCTATGGGTTGATACTGGTGATTTAGAAAATTATCCAGTTATCCGTCGTTATAATGGTACAGCATGGGAATTGATTGACAATACAGATCAAGTTAGCGCAGATGGTATTTTATTTGCTGATGCTCGTTGGAGTGCAACAGGTAACGTGAATCCAGTAACTGATGATCTTCCAACAATTACTAGCCTATTAGCAAGTAATCATATAGATCCAGATGCTCCAGACTACAGACTATATGCACGTGGTACATTGTTATTCAATACACGTCGCAGTGGTTACAATGTTAAACGCTTTGAAAGTGCTCAATTTACCAGTGCAGATGCTGCTCCAGCAACAGTATTAGGTACATGGGTAAGCTCAAGCGGCAATGATGTAGCTGGTGTTCCATATTTTGGTCACAAAGCACAGCGTAATGTAGTTGTTGAAGCTATGAAAGCGGCAATCGAATCTAGCACAGCACTACGTGAAGAACAAGTACAATTTAACCTAATGGCATGTCCAGGTTATCCAGAACTAATCGGTAACATGATTACTCTAAATAACGATCGTAAAAATACAGCGTTCATTATCGGTGATAGCCCATTAACACTTAACTCAGCATCAGCTTCAATCGAAGCATGGGCAAGCAATCAAAATCTTGCAGCAGATAATGGTACTGATGGTTTAGTAAGTACAAGTGAATACCTAGGTGTTTACTATCCAAGCGGTTATGCTACAAACCTAGACGGTGAAAGCGTAGTTGTTCCAGCATCACACATGATGTTGCGTACATTTATCCGTAGCGATAATGTTTCTTATCCATGGTTTGCTCCAGCTGGAGTACGTCGTGGTTTAATTGACAACGTAAGTGCAATTGGTTTCGTTGATACAACAGACAGCAATACATTCCGTAGCATTGGTGTTACTGAAGGACTCCGTGATGTATTATACACACAAAGAGTTAATCCTTTAACAGTATTACCAGGTGTTGGTTTAGTAGCATACGGTCAAAAAACTCGTGCTGCAATGACTAGCGCGATGGACCGTGTAAACGTAGCAAGACTAGTATGTTACTTACGTACAGTGCTTGACAGTGTGGCTCGTCCGTTTGTATTTGAACCAAATGACACGATTACACGTAATCAAGTTAAAGCGGCTTTTGAACAAGTATTGAACGACCTAGTTGCTAAACGTGGTATCTATGACTACCTAGTAGTTTGTGATACAACAAACAATACAACAGATCGAATTGATCGCAATGAATTATGGGTTGATATTGCTATTGAACCAGTTAAAGCGATCGAGTTCATTTACATTCCAGTACGTTTGAAAAATACTGGCGCAATCGCAGCAGGACTATAATATAATATACTCTGTTTATGGTAGGAATTACCCTACCATAGGCAAGAGCATAAAAAGGTAAATACTATAAAGTATTAAAAGGAAAATAAGATGGCAACATCATCATTAAGCAAATTTACAGTACCGTTAGCATCAAACCAAAGTGCAACAGCTCAAGGTTTGTTAATGCCAAAACTAAAGTTCCGCTTCCGTGTGAGCTTTGAGAATTTTGGTGTAAGCCAACCTACTACTGAACTAACAAAACAAGTTATGGATTTCAAACGTCCTGTGGTATCGTTTGAAGAAATCCTAATTCCTGTCTACAACAGTAAAGTTTATCTAGCAGGTAAACCAACCTGGGCAGAATGTACTTGTCAACTACGTGACGATGCAGGTGGTGAAATTGCTAAACGTGTTGGCGAACAGATCCAAAAACAATTTGACTTCATGGAACAATCAAGTGCTTCAAGCGGTATTGATTATAAATTCTTAACCCGCTTAGAAATCCTAGACGGTGCAAATGGTGCTATTGAACCAACAGTATTAGAAACATGGGAACTATATGGTTGCTATCTATCTAACGCTGACTATGGTAACAATGACTATGCATCAAATGAACCAATGACAGTCAGTCTAACTATACGTTATGACAATGCTATCCAAACACCAATTGGTTCAGGATTAGGCAGTGCTGTAGCACGTACAGTAGGCACAGTAATTACTGGTTAATCCAGACGAAACACCTCAAAGCCCGGGTTAAATCCGGGCTTTTTTATCTCGATAAATAATATAAATGGAAGAGAGATATGGCCGGGTTCTTTAATCAGTTCTTAAAACAGTTAGCCACAGGTGATCAGATAAAAGATTATCAACATGCCGCACGAACATTCGTTGATAGTCTGTATAGACTTAGTCCTAAAACTGGTGCGATGTACCATGTGTTCATCGAACTTAATCCAGCACTAAGCAGTATCCCTTCATTGAGTCAAGTCGAAACAGGCATGATGGCTAAATCAGTACAACTGCCTAAGTTTACTGTACAGAACAAAACACTAAACGCCTATAATAGGAAAAACGTAGTACAAGAAAGGATCAATTACGATCCAGTTTCTATTACCTTTCATGATGACAGTGCCAATGTAGTACGTAATTTTTGGAAAGCCTACTACGAACACTACTATAGAGACGCAGATCATACTGAACAAGTGGTAGGTATGGATCACAAATACCAACAACGTCAGGCCCAGGATTGGGGATTTAGCCCTAAATATACAGGAGCAGGATCACCAAACTTTATCAAGAGCATACGTATCTACAGCCTGCATCAAAAATCTTTCAGCAGTTACATTTTACTAAAACCTACTATCACTAGTTTCCAACACGGACAGCATGCCGCTGGTGAATATACTCCGATGGAACACACCATGACAGTAGCGTACGAGGCCATGCGATATGAATCAGGACCAGTCAGCAGTGGATTGGTACAGGGATTCAGCGTGGTACATTACGATAAGAGTCCGAGCCCATTAACCAGTCTAGGCGGCGGAACTACCAGCATCTTAGGTCCAGGGGGCTTGGTACAGGGTGCCGGTGATGTGTATGATAATCTAACCAATGGTAACTTTGGTGCAGCCGCATTGGGTGGGTTAAGAACATTTAATAATTTTAAAAATGCAGATATCAAACAAGTAGCATCAGCTGAACTACAGCAAACAGCGATCAATATTTTACGTGGACAGAACACACAAAGTACAGTGTTTGTGCCTACACAGTCTAGTATCCAAGAAGGTCTCGCAAAATCTGTACAGTCAATTCCTGGACTAGTAGGTACTAAAAAATCGTCATTACCAAATATGAATTCACAGGCCAATCAAGTACCGGCACCTAATTCAAGCATCGCTGATATACTAAGGATCAATACATAAGGAACAGTAGATATGATAAACGGAAATCTACCATCAAGCGGTCAACCACAGAATAAAACCACAGAATACTTTAATAATTTTTTCGTAAATGATATATTCACGACACAAAACATTGACGACGCAACTATCGCTTATTTTCAAAGCATCACAGGTAGTAAAGATACTGGAATAAATCTAGCGGGTGCAGTATTATTCACAGCGAAATCTCGTGGAGTGGATCCCATGGCCCTAATAGATGAGTTCCGTAAATTGAAACCAAATGAACTTAATGCCTATCTGACTATGTTCTTAAACTTTAACCGTGCTGGAACCAGTTTGTTAGGACTTAACAATAGTCCACAGACTAGTAAATATATCACACGTGCGATACTTGCATAATCATGGCCAAATACGCATCAGGCAAATACACTATCCAGAATCCAGAAAAATACATAGGTAAGCGTGCACCTACCTATCGCAGCAGTTGGGAATTTACATTCTGCGCTTTCTGCGACAACAATCCAGCCGTAACACATTGGGCCAGCGAGGCTGTAACTATTCCCTACTTTAATCCGGTCAGCGGAAAGAAAACAGTGTATGTTCCGGATTTTATCGTGGTCTACGTAGATGCTAATCAAAAGAAACACACAGAACTAGTAGAAATCAAACCCAGCAAAGAAACTACTATGGAAGGTGCCAAAAGTTATCGAGATAAACTCAGCGTGGCTATTAATATGGCCAAATGGGCGGCTGCAGATAGCTGGGCTCGTGCCAATAATATGCGTTTTAGAGTAGTCACAGAATTTGATATCTTCAAGAACGCCAAGCGGTAAATAGTGTTACTATGACACAAAAACTTGAAGAACTATTTAATCTCCCACCTAGCACGTCAGCAGACTCTACTCCAGAAGAATCGTCGGCCACTATAGAGCAACAACGTGCTATAATCAAAGAAGTAGACAGCGCAATCGATAAGATTGATGCCGCACTACCATTCGTCGACAGCTTGGACATCAGTGATAAAGAACTAGATGATCTCAGCGACCTTGCTAAAGAAAAATTCCAGGACCTAATTGATCTAGGCATGAACGTCGAAGCACGCTTCAGCGGACACATCCTAGCCACAGCAGGCACCCTGCTAGGACACGCTATTACAGCCAAGCAAGCCAA